GTACTTAACATAAAAAAGCTGGTATATATTGAAGAACATACCTCTGGAAATAGTTTTAGCATGGTATTTGTATGCGGCAAAAATAAGTACATATATGGTAGTAATATATAAAAAAGGTATGTGGTAATATATTAAGTATAGTAAATAATAAAATTAAATATGGTAAGTATAATAATGTGGTAGTATTATATGTAGTAAATATATAATAATATATAGGTAAGTATGCAATATATTTGATTTGGGGCGGGGAGGGGCGGGCGGGGCGGGGGCGGGGTATTTTGACAGCAGTGCAAAAATAAGCTGGATATATGTATATTAATAGTTGGTAGTATGGTATTGGGCAATGGTACCATGCCACACAAGGTACTGAGGGAAGCTATTGACACGCGGGCTGGGCAGGTAGTTGGTATGGCAAGGCAGCTAATCAATTGACGCATTCATTATGTAAGACAGCGGAGAAGGACCCCTTTCATAATTTCACAATATTTCTAAGGTTCTTGTAGGTTTTACTGATTTTGATAACTTTCTTGTAGGTTTTACTGATTTGATAAAGATTCTTAAGAATCAATAAGTAAAATGTTATTCTAATAAGGAATCTACTAATATGTAAAGGAATCAATAGATATCAGCAATAATAATCTCCAACATAGACTATGTTAGTGTATATGTATATATATTATATTGTAATGTACCTCTATTTGAATTTTTCTTTGATAAATAGAAATGCTGAAAAATTTCAAAAATTTTATGTGAGGTTCTTGTAGGTTTAAAAATTTAAAAGTTAAATGAAGAGTTTAAAGAGGGAAGGAGGCGGGAAGAACACTTTGATTCTGTGGTGTCGTAACGGTATCTGCTGTTTTGTTTATATTATATATAATGTATAACTTTGTTCAATGTATTTGCAGAACAAAGTTAGAATAAAAGATTATGAAAACACCAGAGGAAAAAAGGGAAGCAAGAATCGCAGCAAGGCATAGGTTACCAGAAGCAGCATTTCTTCCAAGACGTCGACCAACCACAGGTGCTGAAAAGGTTTACAGGGAAGAATTTGTAAGGTTGGCCTATTTCTTCGCATTGTTGGGAGTCACTGACGTTCAGCTCGCACAAGCGTTTGATGTTCTACCAAGCACTATTGATAAGTGGAAAAGATCAAAACCAAAATTTCTGAACGCATTAAAGGAAGGAAAAATGTTGGCAGATGCCAGGGTTGCTAATTCGCTATATCAGGCAGCCGTTGGTTATACTTGTCCTGAAACCGTTGTTTTGACAAATAGAAAAAAGATATTTGATGAAGAAGGTAAAGTAACAGCTGAATTCACAGAACCTTTATTGGTACAGATACAAAAGCATTATCCACCGAATGTCACGGCAGCGATTAAATGGTTGCAGGCAAGGAAACCTGATGTTTGGGCAGAAAGGCTTGAAATCAATGGAAAGCTTTCAGTTAATCACCAATTAGATTTATCGGAGTTTACCACGGAGGATTTGATGATACTTGACAAGCTGGCTAAAAAAGGTAAAACAGAAGAAGGCGGGTCACTTAAAATCGCATAGGTTTAAAAATGGAAGTAATAACACGGGTACGTAAAAACAAAATTACAGAAGAGCTTTTGATAAGCCAAAATTCAAAGGTTCTGGAAGTCCTCAGCCATCCTGCTGCTATTACTAAAGAATTGAACAATCGTTCACTATATCATTTTTTACAATGGGCCTGGCCAGAAATAAGTACTCAGGTTTATACCGACAATTGGCATATTCCTTATTTATGTAAAGAGCTGGAACAAATTGCAACAAGAGTTGGAGAACGTAAAAGGAAAGAGCACGATTTATTAATAAATGTACCTCCTGGTTCTACCAAGACTATTCTTTGCAGTATTGTATTTCCTGTTTGGTGCTGGACTAAATGGTATTGGATGAGATTTATTACTGCTTCATATTCTTCGACATTAGCATTAGAATCTGCCGAATATAGCCGAGACTTAATCAAATCTCAACGATTTAAAGAACTCTATCCCGAACTCGATATCAAAGCAGACAAAGATACCAAGACTAATTATAGAATAGTAAAAAAAGAGCCAAGTCCTATTTCTCCGCGTTATAATAGAGAATCCTTTGGAGGTAATCGTTATAGTACATCAGTAGGAGGAACATTAACAGGTTTCCACGGAGATATTCTTATTTGGGACGATGCTCTTAATCCACAACAAGCTGCTTCTGATATAGAATTGGAAACTGCTGCCCGTTGGATTGACCAAACTTTATCAACACGTAAAACAAATAAAGAGGTTTCTACAACGATTGGTATTATGCAGAGGTTACACCAAGATGATCCGTCAGGACACCTTTTAAAGAAACAGAAAGAAAATTTACGACATATTTGTATTCCTGGAGAAATACTTCATTTTGAGGGACAGTTAAAACCACAGGAATTAAAAAAACATTATGTAGATAATTTGTTTGACGTAAATCGTATGCCTTGGTCTGTTTTACAGGAATTGGAAACCGATCTTGGACAATATGGTTATGCTGGACAAATTGGTCAAGCACCGACTCCTCCAGGTGGTGGAATGTTCAAAATAGAACATTTCCAATTAACTAATCAAATATTGGAAGAAAAGGAAAATGACATTAAATGGGTACGATATTGGGATAAGGCCGGTAGTGCAGGAAAAGGTGCTTACACGGTAGGAGTAAAGATTGGGAAACTTAAGAGTGGTAAGTTTTTGGTGGATGACGTAAAACGTGGACAATGGAGTTCTGAACAAAGGGAAAGAATTATACGACAGACTGCTGAAGTGGATGGGAAGAAGTGTTGGGTGGTAGTTGAGCAGGAGCCTGGGTCGGGTGGTAAGGAATCAGCTGAAAACACAATTCGTAACCTTGCAGGGTATCTTGTAGAAGCAGACAAGCCTACGGGGGATAAAGCAAAGAGGGCAGACCCGTTAAGTGTACAGGTAAATAATGGTAATATATTGTTGAGAATTGCAGAGTGGAACAAGGTGTATATGGATGAATTTGAATTGTTCCCAAACTCAACATATAAAGACCAGGTTGATGCCACCTCAGGTGGGTTTAATTTCTTGACAAGGAAAAAGGTAGCAAGAAGAATAACATAATGGAAAGAAAAAGGAAAATAGCACCACAAGTAAATGTTGTATCAAAAAAGATCACAACATTTAGTGAATTATTGGCAAGAATGACTTTTGCTAATATGTTAGGAACAGATACCTATGGTGGTACAAGGGACATTTACCAAGCACTTGGTTATCCAAAAGAAATTACTTTTTCAACTTATTGGAATCGTTATTTACGACACGATATCGCAAAAGCTATTATTGACCGCCCTGTAAAAGCATCTTGGAAAGGTACAATTGATGTAATTGAAACGATAAAAGAAGATGATAGTGAATTTGAAAAGGCTTGGAAGGAATTAGACAAAAAATTGAAATTAAAGTCTATTTTTATTCGTGCCGACAAATTAACAGGTATTGGTCGTTACTCTATTTTGTTTCTTGGATTAAATGATGTGTCTAATCGGGAAGGGCTTAAAAATCCTGTTTCAAAGTCTACAAATAAGAAATTAGAGTTATTGTATGTTAAACCTCTTTCGGAAGACCAAGCAGAAATATCAAAATATGATGAAGATCCTAAAAGTGAACGCTATGGACTACCTTTATATTATGGCATAAAAATAACAACGGGGACTTCTGTAACAACTGTCAACGCTCATTATACTCGTGTCGTACATCTTGTAGAGGATCCTGTGGATGACGAAGTATTCGGTACACCAAGATTACGAGCTGTTTTTAATCGTTTGGTTGATCTTGAAAAACTGGTTGGTGGTGATGCTGAAATGTTTTGGCGTGGGGCACGTCCTGGGTACACTGGAGAGGTTTCACCGGATTACCAAATGACAGAAGAAATGTTTACTTCATTAAAGGAACAAATTGATGAGTTTGAAAATAATTTAAGAAGAGTTCTTATAAATGAAGGTGTAAAATATAATGCACTTGCCCAGCAGATTGCAGATCCTATAAATCACGTGGATGTACAAATGCAGATGATTTCTGCCGTAACAGGTATTCCAAAACGTATCCTAACGGGTTCTGAACGTGGTGAGTTAAGTTCTGCACAGGACAAGTTGGAATGGGTTAGTTATGTAACCTCACGTAGGGAGGAACAAAACGAACCAATGATATTACGTCCTTTTATAGACAAATGTATTGAAGTAGGTGTTTTACCTGAACCAGCAACACCTTATATAATTGTATGGGATAAGATGTTTAGTCTTTCTGATAAGGAAAAGGTTGAACTTGGAAAGGTTCGTGCTGCTTCAATGAAAGAGTTTGTAATGTCTGGTATTGAAGAATATTTACCATTAGACTTGTTCTTAAAACATTTCTTATATTTTGATAAAACACAGATTGATGAAATTATTGCAAATCGTGAACGTGCAATAAAAGAGGAAGAAGAACTTACAAAGGATGAAGAAGAGGAATTAATGGGTGGTGAAAAAGACACAGGTGGTAATACCAAAGATGCTTTAGGTAAGACACAGAACCCTAATCCTGTTAGTGGTGTTCGTAGAGTTAGTCAAATAGAAAAATAAAATAATGAATAATTTTCTAAATATTCTCTTGTGGAATTGCAATATGACTTGTTGTCGTTATAAGAACGACAAAGGTTAATATGTAGAGTTTTTAAACTTTTAAAAAAAATTAAAAATGGCTTACAGTATTTCAGTAACAAAACGAACAAATGGAGGTTATAAAATGGTACTTTTTGATAGTGAATGGATAACTAAACAATTGAAAAATGGACCATATTGATTGGCAATTTTGGGGTGCTTTAATGGGTTTTATTTCCCTTGCTTTTGGGATGTATAAATTTCAAAAAAGTAACATTCGTGAACAGGAACGCATGGCTGGTGATATTCAATCCAATCAGAGAGAGATTGTTCGGGTGGATAAACGGGTTGAAAAGGTCATAGAGGAAAGAGTTGGTATAGTAAAAGACATTTATCAACGCATGGGTGAAGTAACAAATACTCATAACAAAGATGTTCGTGAATTACATGAGTTGATTGAAGAATCAATCGAACGAACACGAGAGTTGGAAACCAGGCACCATGAAGAAGTGATTGAAAAGATTGGAGGATTGACGGTTCAGCTCACTGATATGTGTTCGACTTTTAAAGAATACAGGAGGACACATAATGGAAACACTGGCAAAAAAAGAGAAGATGTTGATGCGTGAGAAAGTGTTTTTTACAGCAGTGGTGTTGGTTTGGATTTCAATGGTCATAATTTTATTTTTGACGAAATGCACGGTTTGTTTTTAAATATCATTACACCATGTACCAGGATGATGAATCTGGGTGTTATGTATGAAAGCATAAACATCCCGGAAAGTAATTACAGATGGTTGGTTGTGGTGGACGGAGTTAAGCCACACATGCCACACGATGTACCACCGACTGCTGAAGTTCATTATTTTAAAGACAAACGTAGTAAGTGGGGAAATGCCCAAAGAAATTTTGCTTTGGATTTGATCAAAAAAGAGCATCCAGGTTATGTTTATTTTCTGGATGATGATACCACACTTCATCCGGAATTGTACGGAGCTATTTGTGATTTGAAAAATGATTTTATCCAGTTTGATCAGGCTTGGATAAGTGGAAAGAAACGGTTGGGTGGACGTATCAGTGTCGGTCATGTTGACAGTGGAAATGTAGTTATTAGCCGGCAGTTAATTTCTTGTAAACGTTGGGTACAAGATAAAAGATATGCTGATGGTTTATTTATCATGGAGTGTTCTGCTGAGGCAAAAAACAAAATTTACATTCCGAAGGTTTTATCAATTTACAACACATTAAGATGAATACAAAACAAAAACAAGCATTTGAAATTGCTCTGAGCCAGTATGGAAATAAAGAGCGTAAGGGTGGAGAAAATCCGGATATACTAAAGTACTTCCATGACATTGGTTTCTCGGAAATCAAAGAAGATGAAATACCCTGGTGTTCTGCTTTTGTAAACTGGTGTATGCTGAAAGCCGGATTACCCATTACCAAAAATCTTGCTGCTCGTAGTTGGCTTGGTTGGGGTAAGAAAGTTATGGTTCCCGAAATTGGGGATATTGCCGTTTTCAAACGTGGTACTTTGGGGTGGCAAGGGCACGTTGGTTTTTATGTTAAGAATGACGGTTTCTATGTTTGGGTTTTGGGAGGCAATCAATCCGACGAGGTACGGATTTCTAAATATCCCGGTACTGAATTACTTGGTTATAGGAGGTATGAATAATGGCAACACCAAGAGAAATACAGAAACAAGTAACACGCCCCACATCGGCTGTTATAATGATGTTATTGTGGGAAGCATTCTTATCTTTATTTCCAAACGCAATAAGCCCACCAACGGAAGAAGGTATTGGAAAGTTAATTCTTGCGGTTGGATTAACAGGAATAATTGATAAAGCGGTAAGAGAACGAAAAAATATAACGGAGTTTTTTAAATCAATATTTACTAAAAAAGAAAAGGAGAAACAAAATGGAAAATCTTAAAAAAGCGTTGAGCAGAGTTTTGAACACCTTCGAAACCATTATGAAAGCGTATGCCGACAAAAAGATTAGTGTTGGTGAATGGATTGGTATTTCTTATACCGGAACTGCGTGGATTTGGATTTTTAAGAATCTTGATCTTATTTTTGAAGATGTGAAAAATGCACAGGAAGAACCATTTCAGCAAATGATGGAAGAACTAAAGGTGGAATTTGATATTCCACAGGATGAGTTTGAAGAACGTTTTGAACAAGCCTTGTCTTTGGTAATGAATATCATTGTTATGGTTTTTAGCAAAGCTGACGTAAGTCAAGCAATCGCAAATGTTCCGTTGAAAAGAAATGAAAGAAACGTCTAAAGAAACTCAGGTAACACCAATCATTGTAAAAATTCCAGGACATAAAAAAGAATTAAAAATATTTACTTTAAAAATTAGGTTGTC